GTCGTCCGGCAGGCCGAAGATAAAGTTACCGATGACATTGATATCGGCATCCTGAATAGCCTTGACCACGGCGCGTATATCCCCGTCATCGAGCGACTTCTCTGCACCATCCCTGACGTGGGCCGAGCCGCTTTCTATCCCCAGCGCGAGCCAGCGGACGCCAGCGGCCCTCAAGATAGCCAGGTTCTCGGGTTTGACGGTATCGACCCTCGCATACGCCCAGAAGTTCAGTTCATTAGCATACGGTAATTTACTGATGGCCTCGCATATCGGGATGTAATGCGTCGGCTTCAGCACGAACATTTCGTCGATGATCTTGAACGTCTTCACGCCGTAAATGTCATGCAGTTGGCGTACCTCGGCAACGACATCCTCCGGGCTGCGCGTCCGGTAGCCGCTGCCGCCAAAAGGCGAATTTATGCAACAGAAGCTACAATTTTTTACCAAAACATCATTCGCAAAGAACCATCCGGTCTCTGGAACAGTCAGGCAGTAAACGTCGTGCGTCCCAGACAGCCACTCAACACTGACAACACGATGATTAACGTCTGGTATTCTTGATCCTGTTCCCAATCGCTTGCCGTGCTTATAATTCGGGTTGTTCTTCCCGAGTTTCGATGCACGATAACGCATCCTGCTCTCCATTGATCTTTTTTTGCCTCTATTTGCAGCTGCGGTTTTCTCTGCCCACTCTTTCGTCACGCCGTTCCTGGTTGGATTATTGGTGCGCATGCGCTCTGCTATCTCTGGATGATTGCGCGCGTGATCCTTAGCGGATGAGCAGTACTGGAGATTATCCGGGTGATCGTTGCTTTTATTGTGATCTATATGATGAACATGCTCGGTCCTTTTCAGTTTCCGACCCTTCAGGTAATCCATCACCATCCTGCTTCTTATGCGCCTGCTACGGCGACCCCATCTGACTGTTACATAACCGGCTGGAACCTCATCATATCTCAGCGCTCTAAGTCTATCCCCAGGATTGAGATGCTGTGCTTCACAGCCCCATTGCTCCATCGGTTTCCCGCCACCAACTTTGAACTGCAGGAACTGGTGATCTGGCGTGCAATCAATATGTGTACCGTCATCAAAATGAACGCGCACCAGACGATCAGACCCATATTTCCTGATATACACAGAATCAGCGATAAAGGCATCCAGTTTCTCTGGATCATAGGCATACACAGGCACGCCCTGATCTCCATATTGTTCTGCGAGTTCCTTAATGGGAATGTTTCCGTAGATTGTATTAATAGGGGTATCGCCAGATAAACACTTGTACGGACAGCCGAGGCTGGTGTAAATCGACGCATACGGTTGCCGCGGGCTGCCGTCCAGACACTGCCAGTCATGGGCGCGATAGCGGTCCATCGGCAGCAGATCCCATGCGTCGCCATGAAGCTCGTCCAAGCTGGTCAGCGGTGGCGGCGGACTGCTAAATATATTAACAAAAGGATACCCATCAGCCCTGCCGCCGCGCCATACAAGACCGGGTATCAGGGTGTGCGGATCGCCGTTCAGCAGCCCGTCAATCGTCACCACGCCTTCGCCGACCGCCACATAATCAACCGCTTCTTCCTGCAGGGTTTTCTCCGGTAGCGCCGAGACGTGCCCCCCGGCAATCACGATCGGGATATCGCACACTGCCTTGATGGCTTTGCATGTCTCTGACGCAGGCGCCATCTGCTGGGTTGAGGCGTTCGGCTGGTGGCCGTAGACAATCATCCCCACGAACCGCGGGTTCTTTGTCTTGACGTAATCCGCTACATACTCAAAGGACAGGTACAGTGCTTCGGCGTCCAGGATTTCCACGTTGTGACCGCGCGCGCGCAGGTAGCCGGCTATCAGCCGGCACCAGAGCGGCGGCTCAATAGCGGTCTGGTTCTGCCCGAGATCCTGATAAATCTGCTCACGGCCACCGGGGTTGATGAGAATGATATCAAGCATCCTGACTATCCCCCGGGCTGACCCTGTAATTGTCTTCTGGATTGTCGAATGTCGACACCTCGATAATCGTGCAACCACCTTCAGACAGGCATTCCAGTTGGTGTGGCAGGCACGGCGGGATCGGCATGATATCGCCCCCCTTGATAACCTGCTCGAGCGTGCTTGCGTCCTGCGTGCGGATCACGCGGATACGGAGCTCGCCCTTCAATACGTACCAGGTCTCATCTTTATACCGATGAAAGTGCATACTGAACTTCCCGCCTTCCTTGAACTCCAGCAGTTTGCCAGCGTATTCCTGCTTGCTGGCAAATATTACTTCTCGGCCCCAGCCCTTATTGACGATGGTTGGTTTTGGCATTGTTCTTCCTCCAAAGTCCACGGTTTCGGCCGCCCGTGGTAAACGCATACGCGCATATCTTCCGGGTAGCCGGTTTCTTGCCCGAGCCGGTACGAGTAGCACCACTGCCGCGGAAACTTCGCAGCATCCGGCTTGTTGATGGTGATGTAATCCTGATCCCCGCGCAGCCTGTCCATGATGGCAGGTGTGAAATCAGTGAACAAGTGATCGGCCACGCCTGCGTCCCACGCCATCACCGATGAGTTGATGCCGAACCGGCCCCAGTCCTGGCAGGCAGAAAATAGCGCGGGATAAAACGCCAGCGGCGTCAGGTCGCCGGTCACGGTCACATCCAGATCGAGATAAAACACACGGCCATCGAACCGGCCAGGCTCGAACAGGCTGATCTTCGCCCAGTAGCCGGGGAACGGTGAGTCATCAACGCAGACGAACTTGAACGGCTCGGTAATATTGACGGCTACCATTTCCATCAGCCGTTCGACGTGATCACGGGTATAAATCCGCTCACGGCCCGGCATCGGGTCTGACAATACACACGCCACCGTCAGCATGGCGCCCCCAGAATCTCCCGAGTCGCACCGCTCATGCTGTACGCGCCTTCATGCCAGTCAGCATCGGACGCAATCTCGGCGGCATACTGGTCGACCACGTCCTTGCGGGTCATCAGCAGGCCGAGCTTGTGGTTGTGATAGTTCCCCGGAACAAGCGGGCATCCGCATAATATGGCCGTGTCAAAGCCCATCAGCTTGGCCACCTTGCGGGCGCCCCATGCGCTGCCGCCCTTACCGCGGGCGCCTTCCCACCAGTAATCAACGAACGGCATATCGTCCTGGCGGTGTGCGCCGTGGACAGTGAACTCGCTATGTAAGCTGCGTTGCTTGTTTATCCACGAATATGGAGGTTCCATGAACCGCTGCGGATGGTAACTGAACAGGGCGAAAGCATAGACCCATTGCGAGGCGCCATTGACGGCAAGGATGGGTGCATCGGGGAATAGCTTCTTTGCGGCGACAAGGTCATCCATAAGATTAAACGCATTGCCGGCCACGATACATGCCCCAGTGTGCTGAATCGGATAATCCATACCCGCACTATAATCCCGATCTGCGATCGGGTCAAAAAAAAGCGGGGTCCGAAGACCCCGCTAATCCGCTGCGCCCGCTGGGGGGGATGGATTATCCGTCGGACGACAGCAGGCCGGTTGCGATGAACACTTCTGCGATGTTCACAGCGCCCGCGCTGGCAGCAGCGTCGTTGGCGATGACGTTCGTGACCACGAACTGCTTGGCCTCGGTGATCGTGTTACCTGCGGCAAACGGCGTATCCGACCAGGTGAAGGCCAGGATAAGATCGCCGATCTGCAGATTCAGATCGTCATCGTTGTTGTTGAAGTAACCCGCATCCTCAACCACATCCACCTGATCGGTGGTGTCGTAGCGGTAGAGCCTGCGGCCCGGAGCGGCATTGATAAGGCCGTTGAGGTTTCCTGCTGTGTAAGCCATGATTCAGCCCTCCTTATGTCGTCACGATAGCAGCGGTATCGTCGAGGTTGCCCTCAATGACGCCGGTGTCATCGATCATGACGGCGTTCCCGCTCATCATGTGGTTAACGAACCAGGCCGCCCTGTCACCGTGCCAGGTGATATCGGCCGCCACTGCCTCATTGCCTGCCACATTGCCTGCCGACTGTGCGATAGCGTAGCCGACGGCGTTCTTGTGCCAGATAAAGCATTTGGCGGTTGCGGTGCCTGCCCCTGGAAGACCTGTCTGCATCTTCCACTTGATACCCATCCAGTCCTTCCATTTGGCTGCGCCTATGGCCGGCCCAGACTTGAACGACTGGCCTTCGCTGCTGACGTAGTCGGAGTTCTGGAACTGGTCAACGGTCATCAGCTGAGACCAGTAACGCGGCGTCACAACGGCATAAACCATGCCATCATTCGGCACGTCGTTATTCCAGGCGGCTTCCGCGAACTGAATGGCGGTCGCCAGGACGGTGGCCTTGGACGTTACGGTCAGCGTGATGGTGGA